ACGGTCGTCGACTACGACTGGTGCATCGGCTGCCGGTATTGCATGGCCGCCTGTCCGTACTGGGCGCGACACTTCAACTGGAGCGCCCCGACCATCGCCGCGGAGGCGCTTGCGCCGAAGACGCTGGTGCAACCCGGGTCGGCGGCCATGCGCGAAGCGCAGCTCGCGAAAGAGACGATGATCGCCAAGCTGCTATCAGGGCTCGCCGGCGGCTCGGTGCTGGGGGCGCTCGGCTACAAAGCAGCCAATGCCCCGGCCAAGCGCGAGCCGACAGCCGAACCGAAGAAGCCCAAGATCGAGGTGGAGGTGGGGCGGGCGGAGATCGAGCCGGACGAGCCTGGAACGAAGTCCAAAAAGAGGAAGCCCAGGAAGTCCGTCGAATCTGAGGTGGCCGATGTCATTCGGACCAGCGGACGCCGGCGCGAGTCGGACATGCCGGACGACATGGTCGGTCGGCGCGCGAACCCAGCCACCGCGCTCCCGGTGAGCGCGGACGATCTCTACCAGCCAGATCTCGCCGGGCCGGATCCCGACTTCGTCCTCCGGCCACGTAGCGCGAGCGCGCGCGCACACGAGCGATATGGGCGCGGAGGGCGCGGCACGTACTAGATGGCCAGGCAGATCCTGAGGCGCCGAGGCGGGCACGTCCTCGACCCTGGCGGGTGGACGCCCGACCAACGCGAGTTCATCGAGAAGCTGCGCGACGACCCGCCGCGGTTCATGCGCGAGTTCATCCTGGTCGAATCGCGCGACGACCGGAGCCAGCTCGTCCCGCTCGAGCTCTACCCCGCGCAGGAAGATTTTCACCGGACGCTGGAGACGATCCGGGCGTGGAACACCTTCCGCGGTGCGGTCCTGATTCAAGACGAGACCACAAGGGACTCGATCCAGGAGTTGCTCGGCGTCGAACTGACGCGAAAGCGCGTGCGAGATGCCATCGAGGCGATTACCGCGCTGAGCGTCAACAAGTTCATGCGCTTTGTGCGGGGACTCGGCCATCGCGTCAGCGACGGTCCGGTGAACGTGGTCGCGTGCAAAGGCCGGCAAGCGACGCTGTCGACGTACATCCAGGCCCGCATCTTCTTCGAGTGCTACTTCAACACGGGTCTCTCGTGCCTGGTCGCGGCACAGGAGGAGAACGCGAGCAAAAACGTTCTCGACACGATCCGGCGCATCATCGACTACTGGCCGGCATCGCCCGACCCGCGCGCCGAGTTCCGGCCCGAGATTGTGGACGAGTCGGCGATCTCGCTTCGTCTTGGCACGGGCTCGCGCATCAACGCGCAGACGGCGGGCTCGAGGAGAGACGCCCAGCGCTCTTGGCGCTTCGACGTCTACCACCTCACCGAGTACGCCCATTATCTCGCCTATGCGGCGATCGCGGCCGGACTCCAGGCGGCGCCAAACCATCGCTGGGTGTTCAAGGAGTCGACGGCGAAGGGCACGCACGGTCGCTACTACGAAGACTTCATGGGCGGTCGCTACATCGACGAGCTGCTCGATGCGTACGCCCACGGCGCACTTCAGGATCTCGACTGGAACAATCACGTCCGGTGGTTCTTCGGCGTCCACCGGGATCAGGGGCGCGCGCTCCAGCTGGATGATCTCGAGACGGCGCACGTGCTCCGGACGCTGACCGCGGATGAGCAGGCGTTGATTCAGAAGTACAACCTGACGCCCGGCCAGATCGCTTGGCGCCGACAAAAGATGGCGGACTGCGAGGGATCAGACCTCGAGCCCGAGCAGTTCTACGCGCAGGAGCACCCGTACGATCCAGCCGACGCCTTTCAGGCGACCGGAGAGAACGTCTTCGACCCAAAGAAGGTCCACGCGCTCGAGCTCCGCGCTGGCGACCGACAGCCGATCATCTGCCTGCGCGTGGATGACCAGGAGGACCCGCGCGAGGCGCACACGTTCGACTCGAACCTCCGGGTGTACGAGGCCCCGATCCTCGGCGAGGAGTACGTGATCGGCGCGGACGTCTCGCAAGGCGTCGAACGGGACTGGCACGCGGCGGTCGTGGGGAGGCGCATCGACGAGGTGCGCGTGCGCGAGGTGGCGCTCTTTCGGAGCCGGACGATCCCGCCCGCAGCGTACGGCGAGATCTTGACGATGCTGGCGGAGTGGTACAACGAGGCCTTTCTCGAGGTGGAAGCGAACGGTCCCGGCATCGGGACGACCATCCGAATCTTCGAGAACGGCTACACGAACGTTTACCACCGTGAGCCGCTCGACATGGTCTCGGACCTTGTCAAGCGCAACGCGTTCCGGTTCGGATTCTCGGAACGAAAGGAGACGAAGCACGACGTCATCACGCGCTTACAGATGGCGATTCGCACGGGCGCGATCGAGATCTATTCGCCGCAGATCTTCACCGAACTCCGGGCGTTCTCTCGGGACCCGAAGACGGGCAAGCAGGAGGGCAAGCCGCACGACGACTGCGTCATCGCGTGCGCCCTCATGCACCACGCGCATCGCATGGGCGCGCCGCCCCTTGAACGAAGAGAGGTGCGACTCAAGCAGCAGATGCGCCTGCGGAGAGAGCAGACCTTCGATGACCACGTTTGGGCTGAGATCAAGAAGAAGAGAGAGCGCGCTACGCGCATGGCCGGATTCGAAGCGCCCCCCGATCGATAGCGCTTGGGGATCGGAATCGCTACAACCGAGGGCAGTGGATACGAACGTGATCGTGAGCCTGGCCGCCATGGCGCTGGTCGCCATCTCCACGTGCGCGGCGCACGTCCTCGCCATCGAGCGAATCTCGAAGATCGCCCGGGAATTGATGCAGGTCGGCGGGACCCCCGCACACCTCCGGGAAAAAGAGATCGCGATCGAGGAAAAGCGCCTTGAGTTGGTCGGGCAGCAGCAGAGCGAGGATCGCGCACTCCGGCGCCTTCATCTCGACCAGATGCTGGGCACAAACGGTCGAGGGGTGAACATCGAGACCGACTGAAACGCCGATGGTGGTCGCAGCTGTCCAGGCCTATCGGACCGAGTTCACGGAGTCCGAGATCACGCGCACGATGCGCCAAGTCGATGGCCTCTACGAGGAGGCGCAATCCGCCTTGCGCGTCCGCCGCGGGCGCATGCTCGAGAACACGGCTTTCTATCGTGGATGGCAGTGGGCCATCCCACGGGACAACGGCATCTTCCCGCACGAGTACACGCTCGATCCCCGCGAGCGCCCCGTGGTGCAGAACTACATGAGGGCCGTGGCCAACAGCGCCGTCGGCTCGAAGCTGCGCGCGTTCCCGAACCCGCAGTGCGTGGCGAGCAGGAGCGACATTCGAGGGCTCGCCAGGGCGGCCGCGAGCCAGCGCCTGGTCCGGTCGTTCCCGCGGAACGGCGTCTTCCCGTACATCGAGCTCTATCGTGGAGTGCTCGACTCCGAGATCAAGGGCTACTCGTTCCTGAAAGTGTTTTGGAACCCGTACAAGGGGAAGCGTCGCCGCACCGAAATGGGGTGGCAGTTCGAGGGCGACATCGACGTCCGGTTCGTTTCGGCGATCGACGGCCTGCCTGCGAAATCTTCGACGTCAGAGAACCACGACGATATGTGGCACTTCTTCCACCGGAAGAAGATCGCCGTGCCCGTCCTCGAGGACCGGTTTCAGTTCGACGTCTTCGGGCAACCGACGCGCGGCCGCTTCGTGACCGAAGACTGGGCGAATGACGGCCTGTCGAACGACATCGACGCGATCGAAAACGACGGCGCAGCCCAGATCTTCACGATGGGCCACTCAGGCGGCGGCGCGAGCGATGAGGGGGACTACACGTCGAGCGACACCGCGGAGCTCGTCGAATACTGGGAAATGCCGTCGAACCGCTACCCCGGCGGGCGGCTCATGGTGAAGGTCGGGGCGGTCGTCCTCGCGTACACGGAGGAGTGGCCCTACGACTTCCCGTTCATCACGCTGTACGGCGCGAACCTTCTCGCGAACGGCTTCGGCGCCGACGGCGCGCTCCACGACGGCAAGCCCATTCAGCGGGACATGAACATGGGTGCCGCGAAGCTCCGCGAGTGGGTCGAGCACGTGCTCCACCCCGCGTTTTTGGTGCCGAGGAAGGGCGGCGTCGACAAGGATCATATGTCGACGATGGTCGGCGAGAAGATCCAATATAACGTCGGCTTCAAGCCCGAGTGGCTTTTGCCTCCGGCCCCGCCCCAGGCGATCTTCGAAAACATCCGCCAGCAGGAGAACACGCTCAAGTCCGTCACCGGGTTCTCCGACATCACACGCGGCGCAGAGCCGCCGGCGAACCTCTCGGGCCGGGCGATGGCGTTCATCGACGAGTTCGAGAAGTCGGCGCGCCAACCGAACACCACGCTCTTCCAGCTCCAGATCGGCAAAGCCTACGAGAAGTGCTTGATGCTGGCGCGCGACTACTACCCCGAGGACCGGCTCGTGCGCATCATCGGCGAGGATGGTCAGTGGGAGCGCCGGGAGTTCAAGCGAGACGATTACGACTTCGACGTGGAGATCGTGATCGAGCCGTTCAGCTCGGCGCCGAACTCGCGCGCGCTTCGCGTGGCTGAGACCCTCGAGTTCTTCCAACTCGGAATGCTAGCCGATACGCCGGAGGCCCAACGCGCGCGGCGGCTGCTCGAGCTCGACGCAGAGGACAAGAGCACGATCAACGTCTACGAAGCGCACAAGCGCCGCGCCCAGAGCGAAGAGCTCCAATTCTTGGCGAACCCGTTCGCCCCGCTCGAGGTGCTCAAGCAGGACCACGACGATACGCACCTCGATTGCCACGGGTTATTCGCGATCAGCGCCGAGTTCCTGGCACAGCCGAAGCCGATCCAAGAGCGCTTTCTCGCTCACATCGAGTGGCACGAGATGCAGCGCTCCGAGAAGTACGGGGTCTATGCGCAAGAGGCTTCGATGCTCGGCGGGCCGACGCAAAGCCCGAGCGGCGGTCCGCCTCCGCCGAAGCAGCCTGGAGTCGAGTCCCCGATCGACGGCGGCGGCTCCGAGTACCCGGTGAGCGACGAGCTCGTTGCGAACGAGCAGGACATGATCGCGAAGACCGGCTCGTGACGCGTCGCTGATTCGAAACGCCCCCTAGTTCATTGCGCGCTCTCATGAAGCGTCCGCATGCTGCGGACGATGCCTCCTTTCGATCCGTTCCGGGCGCCGCAAGAGCAGGGACTCGAGCGTCAAGAGACGCAAGCCCCCCAGTCACGCGGTCCGGATGGGCGGTTCATCGCCTCGATGAGCAAGGACGACGTGAAGGCGTTCGAGGCGAACATCGGCGCGATCCCGCCGGAGGCGCTT